GTCTGTATGACTCTAAGTCTGGGGAACGTGGGATCTTTAGCCGCATTGCAGCACAGAAGATAGCAGCCCGTAACGAGCGTAGGGACGCAACTCACAAGTTTGGGACTAACCCCTGCTCTGAGATCATACTACGCCCCTATCAGTTCTGTAATCTGTCTGAGGTGATTGTACGTGCGGATGATACATTGCAGACACTCAAAGAGAAGGTACGCATAGCGACCATCTTAGGAACCTTACAGGCCACCCTAACGGACTTCCGATACCTGCGTAACATCTGGAAGAAGAACACAGAGGAAGAAGCTCTTCTGGGTGTCTCCATGACGGGTATCATGGACTGTAAGCTTACCAATGGGTCTACTGGAGAAGCAGCCTTAGGCAAGCTCCTAAGCACTCTCAGGGGGGTTGCAGTTGAGACTAACAAACACTGGGCTGAAGCTCTGGGTATCAACCAGTCAGTAGCCATTACGTGCGTCAAGCCCTCTGGTACTGTCTCACAACTGACTGACAGCGCCAGCGGTATTCACCCACGGTTCAGTGAGTATTACATTAGGACTGTTAGGGCTGACAAGAAAGATCCTCTGGCTACCGCTATGATTGACAGAGGGTTTCCCCATGAAGAGGACGTAATGAATAACTCTAACTGGGTATTTGCGTTCCCCCAGAAGGCACCTGATAAGGCAGTCACTGTGGAAAGCATGGGGGCTATGGAGCAGCTAAGGCTCTGGAAGACCTATCAGGACAGTTGGTGTGAGCATAAGCCCTCCATGACCTGCTACTACAATGACGACAACTTCTTTGCTGTCTGTCAGTGGATCTGGGAGAACTTTGATAGCGTCAGTGGTATTAGCTTCTTACCCGAAGCTGAGCATGTGTACAAGCAAGCACCTTACCAGAAGATAGATAAAGTAACATATCAGAAATTGCTTAAAGAAATGCCTAATCACATGGAATGGGACATTGAGGAGACTGAGGATAATACTGAAGGGATGCAGACATTAGCTTGTGTAGCTGGAGTCTGCGAGATATAAACTTAGGGGGCGCAATGCCCCCTTTTATTTACTGCTGTTCTTCCTGTGGGATTTGTCCTGAAAGCATACCAGCCCCATAATTACCCGCTAGTGCTGCATTAGTGGCTACTCTGGGTGCTTGAGCTGCTAATTGTCCCGCTGTGGGACTAAAGTTCTGAGCTTCTTGAGCTATTCTTTGATTAATACGCCTAGCTGTACCAGCACGACCCTTATCATAAATGCCGCCCCCTTCTAATATGTTAAGAGGAGCATTTAGGGGAGAATATTCACCCGCTATTTCCCCACCAGCTAATCTAGCTTTACCTTGTTTAATTCCCCCAGCTTTATTATAAAGAGGCTCTACGGTTTCTGGAGACTCTTTAAGTTCTTTCGCAAGTCGAGTTCTAGCCGCTAGTTGAGATTCTTTTGTATTATAATTATCTTTACCCCTGCCCCCATATACGTTGTACTGCATAGGCGGAAATATAGTTATAAGAGGCTTACCGTCTATAGGATCAAAACCTAACATATCATGCCTGTCACTGACAATTACGTTTACATTACCATTTCGATCCATAGTTGTAATTCTATTAACCCCTCCAAGCTCTTTTGCTCCTGCCTTGAAAGAGTCCTGTAATATATATAACTCTTGTTCAGGATTCCATACCAGTTCAGGCTCAGAAGCTAGTCTTTGTTCGCCTTCCATACGTGTTTGAAGCTGTTTCGGGGTAAGTTTTTTACCCTCTTTAGCTTCTGCTATTATTTTTGCTTGAGGAGCGGTTAGCGTTCTACCTATGGATGCTCTAATTACCTCATCGGGTGAAGCGGTTCTTAGGTCTATTCCTGTTTTATTAAAGTTTGTGAAAAACTGACTTGTTCCATCATTGCGCTGCATCCTAGATTGATCCGTCATACTGTGTTGTTTGTCGGGATCTTTTATAACAATAGCTGTTTTATTTCGTTGGTTGTCTGCAACTCCCCAAGTATTATATATTCTATCTTGTAAGTATTCTTGGTTCTTTAAAGAAACTGGGGGATTCTCTACTCGGGTTGTTGTCATTGTACGCGGGTTATTAAAGACAAGATTATTAAACTGTTGCTTTGAGGGGCCAATTTCACCACCTAAAACATTCAAGTTTTCAAAGTTTTCGCGTAAAAAAGCAGAAGGTTCTTCTCCTACTTGCTTACCGTATAAATAAGCATAAGCTAAAGATCCTTCGGTATAAGACCCAAACCCTTTGTATTCTGCATCAAATTTTTCAAGTTTTGTTAAAGCTTTATCCCGATCCTGAGTGATTCCCCTTTCAGTTTCACTAACTAAAGCTTTTCTTCGTGTTACTAAAGCTTCTGCTTTTTTGGCCTGCTCTACAGTTCCTTTACTAAGACCTGTTTTCTGTTGAAAAGCTAAAGCTTTGGGATTTAAAGCACTAAGTGCCGCATTTTTAGTTCCAGAAAGTATTGCCATTGATAAACCAGCAGCTACTTTTAAAGGATTCCCCGAGTAAAAGCCTTCTACTTGCGTAGGCATGTTACGAGCAATGCTGTTTCCGACTTTAGCTAAGGGGCCAACAAGGGCAATATTACTAAGCGCCCCTAAATCTGTTACAAATTCATTATTTTCTTTGGCAAACTTAACCACTTTCTTACCCATGTCGGTATCAGCAGCAGCCATAATAGCTTCTTGTAGCGGTTTTTCAATGTTTCTTTGGTATGCAGCCTCAACACCAAATTCATCAGGCACTAGAAGATCACCAACAACCCCTAAAGCATTTCCAAAAAGACCGCCTCCCAGCCCTATAATATCGCCAGTAGACCTAACTCCGCGTTGAACAGCATTAATGTCACCTTTTGACCACCAAGCATCATTATTTTCTGTAGTCTTATTATAGAAATCTTCCCATGTAGCGCCTGCTTCATCAACGCCTTCCCCAAGCGCAGATAAGAATCTATCGTCTCCAGTGGTTCTATCTTTTGCTCTAAGATTCATATTAGCCATTATTGCGTCTCCTCTGATTCTTCTCTAGCGTCCTGCATGTAAGCAATAACTGCGAGTCTGTCTGCTTTTAGTTGTTTTAACAGAGCACCCTCAGAAGTTTTAATTGCTTTGTTTAAACCAGTTAGAGCAACACCCAGTGTTTGTTTAAGTGTACCGGATCGTTGTGCAGCCCTTAAAGCGTACATGCCTCCAACTACACCAGCGCCTGCTGCAAGATATCCTAAAGTGCCACTATAAGCTAAAGCCGTTGTACCAATACCGGCTGTTGCTGTTAAACCAATTACAGAAGTAGGCGCATTTAGACCTGTAGCTTTTTCTAACCTAGTAAGCGCCCTAGCTACTGCTGTTAGATCTTCAACATTAGACTTATCAGTTAAAGTGTCCAAAGCATTAAACATTAAGTTTTGTCGTTTAAGTTGTCTCAACACATCTGTCTCAGGAACGGCTTCAGCCACAGAAGCATTTAGTTTATTTCTGATAATACGCATAGCCTGTGACTTAGCATTTTCAAAGTCAGCGTCAAAGACAGCAGGAGAGTTAGCCTTTAAAACACGATCTAATTCTCGTCTAGAGTTTAAAAGACCTAAAGCAGTACCGTCGCTATCAAGAATTAACTTGTTTGCTAAATTCTGCATTCTTTTAGCATGTGAAACTACTGCCTTATTGCCAAAAAAGGCGGGGGACTTAAAAAGATTGTTTAAATCTTGAGTTAATTCTTGCTGTATAAGTTCTGCATCTACTTTAGGATTACCCCTAGCAGCTATACGTTTATTAAGCCTGTCAGTTGACTTGCCTATTTCATCCTGAACAACATTCATATTATAAGTTGCAGATCTGTTAGGCTTAATGTCAGGAAGACCTGTTACTACATTTATAGCTAACTGCTCTTGTTCCGTAGGGTTATATGTTTTAGTGCGTAAGGGGCCTTCTTCAGTAACCCTTCCAGAACTTTTACCCATGTTTCTTGGCTCTAAAAGAGCTACAACGCCTTCTTGTTTATTGGTAAACTTTTTCTTATCTCCAGCAGCAACTAATTTACGTCCAGAGTCTTCCCAGCCGTCGGTTAGAAACTTTGCTTTACTGGCGGGGGCTATAATACTAGCAATGTCAATAGTAGACTCTAAAACTCTAGCCTTTCTTTGGTTTTCCTCCGAAGAGTTTTTCCAGTTGCTGTAGTCCGCTAAAGATTCCTTAGCCATATTAAGCACAGGGCCAACCCAGTCATTATTCATTATAAAATCACCAGCAGCGCCGAAGGCTTCCACAGCCCCGTTGACAAAAGGTTCTTCTATAAAAGCAGGAGTTACGGCTTGTAAAGCAGCTTTACCCGCGCCAATGACAGCTTCCCCAGCGGCGGGTAAGACACCCTCAGTGACTCCTAAGACAGCCGCAGTTGCCGCTGGACTTTGGTACTTTGAAAACTGTAGATTGTCTTGCTGGTAGTCTTCCACAGCACCGCTAACCCCTGAAGCAAGCGTACTTCCCGCTTTGCTAAGATCTTCAACAAGTCCAGAACCTATCTCAGAAAAACTGGGGGCTTGATAGCTTGATCCCTGCTGCTCTTTAAACTGTAAGTATTGTTCCCTTATAATATTGGCTGCTTCTTGATCCCCAGCGTCTAAAGCTCGTTGAGCGCCTTCTATGTAGTCTTGTTCTGTTAATTCAGCCACTAATTTAACCTCCTAAGAACGCTCTGGCTCTCGCATTTGGATCTTCTGAATCTGTAGTTGCTTGTGGTCTTTCTTCCGTCATCAAGCCTATTAAGTCTACTAGATCTGCGTTTGAAAGATCACCTTTTTTAAGAGTCTCGGCGGCTTTAGCTTGTTGTGCAAGTACGAAATTCTGAGCAGCCATAAACTCTTTAATAACGCCTCTGATAGTTTTCTCATCTAAACTCTGTTCTCCAGCTACAGCCTCCAAAGCTAACTGAGCATCTTTATCAGACAAGCCTGTACCAGAACCCAGCTTTTTAATAAAGTTAGCCATTTCTTTAATACGACTGATTAAATAGGTTTGAGAAGCTACAATGTTATCATCATCATATTCAGCCCCAACAGCGGTGGCAAGTAATTTACCAAACCTATCAAAGCCTAACTTAGCACCACCAGCGGCTCCAGTGTACGCTTTTGCTAAATTCTCCAAGCCTACTTCATTAGTCCTTAAACCTTCTCTAGCATCCCGAGCCAAAGTGGTTAGTTGTTCAAAACTTTCTACACCCATTTTAAGCAACTGTTCGTTTACAGCATTATTAGAGTTAAAGTTTTTATTAACAGTAACTTTAGGAGCCGGTTGAAGCTCTAATTCGCTGGCATTAACCCACTGTTTAGCTTCAGGATCGACACCAAACATGGGATTCTCAACTTGTCCCGAAAAGTCATTAACTCTATAAGCAACAGTTTCGCCTTCTTTGTTTTCAAACCAAGTAGTCTTAGCTTTACTTCTTTCAGTTTTACCGGAAATAAGTTCTTTAAAGCTGTCAGGAGACATATTTCTAATTGTCTTTTCATCCCACTGATCTGCGGGTAAGCCAGCCTGTGTATATCTTATCTTTCTACCGGCAACCGTATTTACTTTTTCAATGTTTGTAGTAGTAGCCTCTCTTAAATCTGTTACAATATCTTTTAAAATTTCATCATCTATATTAATACCCGCAGCAGTAACTTGTTCAGCAATATCAGTACGACCAGCTTTAGTTGCCTGTTTAACTACAGATGCAATAAAGGCTTCTTTTTGCTGTGTCTTTTGTAGAGCTTCTGCTTGCCTTGCTTTTCTTTCCTGCTCTGCTTGCATAATCTCTTGAGCTTTTAAGATTAAAGCTTGTTGTGCAGCAGGGTCTTGAAGATACTGCGCTCTAGTTATCATTGCTTTAGCAATACTTTCTGGTTTAGACATATCCAAACCTTGAGTGGCTTGTGCTGCTCGCTCCTGCCCTGTCTGCAAATAAGACATATCTAAACCAGTGGCTCCCAACAAACCCCCTAATGATCTAGCTAGAGGATCTGAAGTACCCATCTGTTTATACTGTGATGCCCCTTGAGCTAGTTGGCGTGAGGGAGCCGCAGGATCTTGTTTTCCAAAATTCCTAATACTACTAAATAAACTTTCTGAAAACTTAGCCATTATTTCTTAACTCCCTATGTATTTTGTTTTATCCAATCCCAAATATCACCACCACCTTCTACAATTGAGCTGAACAAACCCCCGCCGCCCATTCCGCCACCAATAACCTGACCAGCGGAGTTCATAACAGAGCCTAATAGTCCAGCTTTTGCTAACTCAGCCTCAAGGTTTGCCTGAACTCCAGCCATTTCAGACTCAGACCGTTCAGTTGCTCCCTGTCTCTGGCCCAAATCAGCAATGGATGCGATATTAGTAGCACCCTGTACTTGGTTCAGAAGTTGAGCTTCCGGTGCATAACTTGATTGTAACAAAGCTTGTAAGTTTGCAATGTCAGCGGCTTGAAGCTGTGAAGGCATGGCTGAAGATTGTTGTCCCAACCCGAACATACCGCTGGCAAGACCTAAACGACCCTGCTGTAGCTGCTGCTGAGAACCTGCGGCTCCTATATCTGACTGCTGTAAGCCTAATAACTGTTGTAACCTTTGAGCGTCTAAACCAGCACCTGCTTGTGTACCGCCCATTCCTAACTGCCCAAGCCCCATACCGCGTTGTAAAGCTTCTGATTCCAGCCCAGAAGAAGCCTGTCTTAACTGACTGGACAAACCAGCAGATGTTGCCGCCCTCCCTAAACCTTCGCTTGAAAGACCAGACCCTATTTGCTCGGCTGACAAGCCTAACTGTGCAAGTTGTGCTGCTCTTTGTTGATCCGCTGACTGTAACTGTGAAGAAACACCCGCAAGCTGCCCCGCCTGACCTGAAAGACTCAAAGCTCTTTGTAAGCCTTGCTGTTCTTCAGTACCGGCTTGTTGCATAGCCATAAGCATTGCTTGGTTCTGAGACTCTCCTTGAGCCTTAGCCATTGCTAATTGCTCTGGGGTTCCACCGTACTGAGCTGTAGATACGCCTAAACGACCTTGACTAGCCAATCGGTTTTCAAGTGACAATCTTTGTCTTTCTTCTTCAGGAGACTGAGCTGCTCTAATTCTATCATAAACTTGCTGCTCTCTACCCCCTCTTGATTGCAACAAACCAGATGCCGCTTGTCCTGCAATATCGCCGTATTGCTGCCTAAGAGATTCTATATCGCTAGGAGCACCGCCACCTAAACCTGCTGTTCCTAGACCTAAAGCCCTAGACCCCAACGCACCTATTTGTTGTGAAGGTTGCTGGTTTAGCATGGAAGAAATATTTCCCCCAAAAAGATTAGAAAGTCCTAAAAGCTCTGAGGAAGGTGCAGCGCCTTGTATACGCTGCTGCCCACCGCTTAAAGATGCTTGTGTAAGCCCCTCAAGACCCGTAGGCGCACCTAGTTGACCTAACTGACTTCCAAATAAACCACCCATAGCAGTTCTTTGAGCAAGTATGGAAGGATCAATGCCGCTTACTCCCGCTAACTGCGTGGATGCTCCCGTTAAAGCTTCCTTACTAAGAGGATCATAAGTAGTTCCGTCCCTAGCACCAGCTCGGCCCAATAAACCTGTAGCGCCTGTCTCAAGCCCCTGTCGTAAAAAGTCTTGTTCTTCACTGAGTGAGAAATCTAATCCTCCAAAACCAGAAGTCTTAGGCAGGCCCGTTGTTGGGTCTATTACCACATTACCTTCAGCATCTAAAATCGGATCGCCACCTTGAGCTGCTACACCGCCCATGCTGGATGTAACGGAGAAAGGCTGAAATTGCATATCTTCGTAGGCTTTCTGACCAATTGTTGCACCGGCAGCTTGTGCTGTGTCTCCAGTGGCTCCTAACTGATCCATCATGCTTTTAGCTTGTGTCGCTGAAAAGCCAAACCCAAGCAGCTTGTCCATTATGTCTGTAAAAGAATTAGCCATTAGTAAGTGCCTCCGGTAATTGTTCCAGCAGTCAGAACACCACTTACATTAAGCGTAGGTATGGTAACTGTTCCTGTAAAGGTTGGGTTTGCTGTGTTTGATTTTGAGGCTACCGCCGTAACTAAGGCATCAAACTCAGTGTCAAAGTCAAATCCTTTAATAATCTTCGCTGCATTTCCTGTAGGAAGAGTATCTTTAGCTGTAAAGTTTGTAGTCTTTGTATAATTGCTCATTAGATCATCCTACCTATTAAAGCTTGAATATTAAGTTCTTGCAAAGATAACGCATTTTGATTAATAGTAGCATCCACACCTATGGTTACTACCGTCCCTGATCCCGTTGTTTTAGTCTTTGGTCTGTCTACAATAATAGACGCACTGTACTCTGAGGTAGATACGTTATATTCACTTACGTTGTAGTATGCAGTTTTACTTCCAGAGTAAATTTCAACAATTTGTTTTGTATAGGCTTGGCTATAATCATAACCCCAGTTTACAACTGCCTGTGCTCCCTGACCACCTATGAATGTAATAATAATCTCTTTAAGGATTTTAAGACGAGAGCTGTCTCCAAATGTTAAAGGATTGCTAAAGTAACTCATGTCGTAGGGTAAGCCATAGTCTTGATAGTTACTGTAAGTAGCAATACCGTTGGTATTCCCTACGTACAATAAGCCGTCCTGAGTTCTCTCAAAGGCTCTCAGGGTCGTGTCAGACCATGTAGTAACCCTATGCGCCCCGTCTTCCAAAGCAGTCCTCATATCAAAGCAATAGACGTACTTGGAGTCACTAAAGGACAGTAAGTAGAAAGCTTCCTCTGGGCTATATATAGACCGTACTGGGCTGTTGACCTGTGCTGCGTTAATGGCTAATAAATCATTACGTACATTCTTGCTAATATCCCTAACGGGCATTGACTTTTCTTGAACAGTCCTACCAAAGCTGCGTAAGCCTTCACTGGACATGAAAAGTAAGTCAGTACCTGTGGGTTGTACTGTGTCTCTCCCAATACAACCTACATTAGCAATAGTGTCCACTAAAGACATTGTTGCAGGGTCTTCCGCTCCTTGATAGATAACAATGGAGTTTTTACCAAAGATAATAAGAAATCCGTTGTGAGCAGATAAAGCTACAATCTCATCAAGACCGTTAGGCCATACTTTATTAATGTTAATAGAGCCTGTGGAGCCTCCAGTCCATTTTGTTCCGTCTAATAAATCAGACCAATAGATTGTTGACTTATTCGCTGAGAAGTCTGCTACCCAGAGTCTGCCAAAGGCTGCTAAGACTTCATTTGCCTGTGGCGGTGTACCTGCGGCGTGGGCATGTGCAGACATTTTCTCAACAGTCCCCGTGTGGGACGAGTAAACCAAAGGCTCTTGTCCGAGCTGAAATATATACAGATGGTCATTAAAATTAACCATCTTCCAGTTATTATTATTAATAGTATAACTTGCAGGGGTTGCGTCAGTAAGGGTAGTTGTGCCTGTGAATATTTTAGCATTACCTGCGGATAAGACAACATTAGCACCCGTAGGGTTAATGTACTCTTTAATACACTCCAATGACTCACTTCCTAAAGGTGTGGTGCTGGAAGTAACCGCCGTAAATCCCTTACGAGAACCTATACGTCCATATTGATCAATAACACAGTTATCCGCAATGGACGCATAGGAAGCATCCAAAGTAATCGGAGAGTCCTGTGTGTTTAAACCTCTAAACGCTGGGGCTGCAATTGTTATGTTTTGTCTTTCTTGAGCCATTGCTTAAACCGCCCTGTAGATCATTTCTTCTGGGTGCTTGTATGCGTCCAAAGCAATTGCATCGGACAAATAATTCTGAGCAAATGAAAGCATTTCACCAGCGGATCTACCTCCAGCTTCTCCACGCTCTCTGGAAGCCAATGCCAATGCCATGTGCAACACAGGCATGTGAGGTATAAAAAGCTTATCAGTGTCTGTAACTAAATCGGGATTACGTTGGATACAGTTTACTCGTATTGTATATACGGCATTGGGTATGGGGTAAAGATCAACTTGAGTGTCTCCTTGTGTATCCACACCATTAAAATTATAAAAAGTAGGACTTGACTTCGGGGGAGTTTGGTTTAAGAAGGCATTGTCCATCCAGTGTGTATCTTTATAAGTCATAAACCCGTTGGACGTATCATTAATAACGTCAATAATCTTAACTCGGTTTCCAGAGCCTACAAGTACATAGCTAAAGATGTCTTCCGTTGTAGTAATTGTAAGGGTAGTACGCAAAGCAGACCAATCCCAAGCGTCTTCAACAAGTCTTTTAGCGTCATTAACAAGATCTCCTATTAGGAGCGAATAAGCATTTTGAGAAATAGAGCTTACTTGTTCTTCTCTGAGCCTTCTTAGAACTCCATTCACTATTTCTAAGTATGTCATTTTAAATTCCTAAGCGGGTTGTAGTCTATAAAATCAAATAATCTAGCTTTATTTAAAAGGTTTGTTTGTTGCACTAAATCCACTTGTCTAGGTTTAAATAAATCAGGGTCAAATAACTTACCACCAGCACCTCCAAACAGGCCACCATCGCCATCGCCGTCACCATCGCCA